GCATCTCCGCCTGTACGGTAGTAGTAACGCTGACAAGCAGCTAATTCTCCTTGAATTGTGCCTGTTGCGGTTTGAAAAGGCGTAGCCGTAGATCCTGCCTCGATCTGTATACCGTAAAACTCTGTAGTGTAAGAGGTATTTGTCGGCTGCGATAATTCAAATTGTAGATAAGAGCTAGTGCCAATTGTCTTACCGCTAATACTTGGCACGTTAATTGTTTGTGTATATCTTGCCCATGACGTAGTTAAGGAAATTGCTGAGCCTGTTGTCGTAGTTAAGGTAGATCCACCTGATCCGAATTGTTGGTAAACCGTTGGAGTAGTAGATCTCGTAGCATCTGCCTTAGCATAAAAAGATAGCGTTACGCTTTGACCTGCAAAGGTTTGTACGTTTTCTATCTTTGTACCAAACAGGCTATAAGCCTGTCCGGTTGGAGATGCGCCTACATTTCTAAAATAATATTGTGCTCCTGCTACCGGGATATCTGTACCTGTAAAAGGTTGGCGCGTGAGCGTTACTGATCCGCCGGAATTGTTTGTTACATAATAAAAACGATCCGCAAAGTATTGCTCAATTCCGGGATTGGTAACAGTTGTACCGCGCTGCCATACATCAAAAGCACCGTTAATTACTTTATTCTTACCGGCTGCATATTGTCCGCCGCCATAGTTGGCCTGATCGAAAGCAAGAGATACAGCGCCACTAGTGCCGCCACCTGTTAAACCTGTACCAGCTGTAACTCCTGTTATGTCGCCTTGATCGTTAGCGATCCAAATAAAGTCCATATCGGTATTACTGTTTTTAGCAAGGATCTGCCCAGTAGTGCCGCCCTCAAGATCGACAAGAGAGGCATCGATAGCATCACCTAAAGCCTCGATAGCCGTAGCACCATTTTTTATTAAATCTCCGGACGTCGGTACGGGCCATCCAAAATTCGGCGTAGTCGTTGCCATTAGTTTAACGCTCCAATCGCTTTACTCCAAGGTAGCGTTGCATTTACACCGCTCCATATAACGTTATTAGGTACTACGGTCTCCCACGTAGGGGCTACGAGAGAGAAATCTAAAGGCGATAAATATAGGGTTAAGTCTACATAAGACGGCGTAGAGCTCATAGTTATATTTTCTATGAAGCCGTCAAAGTATCCGTCGAACATATTCTCAGGCAGATTAGTTACTACAACAGGCTCACCAAAAAAGACAGATATAAGCTCGTCTCGTAGAGCATCCGGTAGCTGTGAGTTATCTAGTCTGTAAGTAATAGCGCCAAATTGATTTTGTGGCGTAGCTCGTAAAGCAAGATCTCGAGTAACAATATCTGTTACATCTGACAAATTCTTAACATTAGAGTCGTACTTATATTGAAAGAGGCCATAGGTAGCGATCGAGTTAGCATCGGTTTCCTCATAAGTAGAGGCGTAGCCTGTGCCATATTTAACTATCTCTGAGTTACGGATCTTGGCGATCTGTAGCTGAGAGCGGATAGTGCTAGGGGTTGCATATAGTCCGCTAAATTCTTTAGAGCCATTAGCCGCTACATATACGCTTCTATGGTCGGCATCGTCATAATTTATTTTGCCCTGTGCCGTCTCGTAGACAGTACCGAGAGCGCTGTTAGCGATCAGATCTACAAGGTTAGAGCTCTTTAGATTTGCAGCTGCTACAGCAATCATTGTGTAAAGGCCTATATCGATCGTGCCGTAATAAGTCTCGGCATCTGCCCAAGTAACAGTAGGCGGATAGGTCACCCAAGTCAGGGTAGGAGTTACCTCGGCCCAAGTGCCGTTAAGAGCCTCGCCTAAAATAGCCGCGATTTGCTCACCGTCTAGCTCCTCAGGTAGCGCGGTGTTGTAGTACGCCTTGGCTACCTTAGCCAAGCTGCCTATTCCAAGGATCGTGCCAGTAGTTATATATCCAAAATCATCCGGTGATTTAACACCTATAGAAAAATCCGATACCTCGCCTGTAAATACGGTGATGTATGTACCGCCGCTATCTTTTAACTCCATCTGTAAGCGGTCTGTAATATTGATAGTAAAAGGGGAGTTGTCTACGTTAATAATCTCAACCCTAGAATATCCGGCCGTACATTGAGCATCGATATTAAGGCGGCCAATAGAGTAACTAGCAGCGGTGACAGTTGTATAAATATCATCGCCTACAGTTATGCGCCACTCAGGTACCCAAGTCATCGTGCGTAAACTTCTCTCAAAGTGCCGCGCTGTACAGCATCGATAATTACTTGATCTATAAGCTCGGCTGCCGCGTTAGGATCTCCTACAACACCAAAACTAGTATTTACATTTAATGTAATACCTGCCGCTGCCGCTGCCTGAGCCGCGTAACGATTGCCGGACTGAACAGCTGCCGCTGTTGCCACAGGAGTAGCGGAGGAGGTATCTGCTACTTGAGCCAAGAGAGCATCGAGGGCTAATTGATTTGCTGCATTTTCATCGTCTAATAAATCAGCAATCGCGTTAGCTCTATTTGTTGCCGCTTCGCCATATTCTATGATGGCATCGACACTAGCACCGCTTACATCGCCAGTTACAGGAGCTACATAATCTCCAATAATTCCTGCAAATCCTGTGCCTGTTTCCGCATCTCCTCGCTTTGGTAGGGGAGCAGCGGCTAACCTATTTGCCTCGGCTAATAAGGCCAGCATCTCTTTAATTGTCGCTAAGGCCTTATCTAGGTTGGATTGGTTAACTAAATCCTTAGGCTTTAGACCAGCAAGAATTGACTCAATATCTTTAAGTTGAACATTTTGCCCTGTAAGCGCGCCGAGAATTTGTAAATCTTTATTAAGTTTAGTTGTAGCCAGTTCAATAGATTTAATGTCGCCGGATGCTATGGCATCCTCTAGCTCGAGAATACTTTGTTTAACTCTTAATCGTGCTGTGTCATTAGCAATTTGTAATTGTTGTGCAAATGTAGTTGCCTTACCTAACGCCTGAGCTTGATTAGTAAGAGCTGCGGCGATCTGTATTTTATCAATATTAAATACATCCTCGCCCTTACCTAAAAGTACATTGGCTTTATCAATAGCATTTTGTAATAACTTCTTTTTTACTAAATCGGCTGCGGCTTTAGCCTGGTCTTTAATAGCCTGTGCCAGTTTCTTATTACGCACGATTGCATCGTTTTCAGCCTTTTTACGTGCAGCTTCGCGCTCTTTGTATCCGCCCTCGCCAGCTGTAGGGAAAAACAAAGGCCCATTGTTAGGAGCAGGTATAGCGTTATTCTTTTTCATAGCATTACCTAAAGCACCAATAGCAAGGGCAGCTACGCTAATAGCTGTAAACCATGGCGCCCAAGCAAGACCAATAGCAAGACCGGCCGCGATAAGAATAGGTTGAGCAATCTTTACTTTGTCTACAAGGTATCCAAACCCTGTAATAGCTTCAGTTAATTTAATAGATAAATTCTCAATAGTTGCAGCTGCTCCACCGGCTCCATTAGGCCCGGCCAAGCCTCCGAGAGCATCGACTAAGCCGCCACCAATACGCTCTTTAGCCTTATTGCTTGCCTCAGCTAATATGGCAAATTTTCCGCTAAGGCTATTTGCAGCTTCATCGGCAGCGCCCATAGTGTCTTTAGCGATACGAGCTAAGATTTCATCAAAGGTCAAAGCGGCTAGCTCAGTTTTAGTGAGGCCAAGATTGTAATTATTAAGGGCCTTAGAGTTACCTACGTATGCCTTAGATAGATCAGCTGCCACGCTAGCAACATCGGCATTACGAGAGGCAGCAAGGTCGAGCGCTACGTTCATTATCTCGGTTGCTTTAGATACCGATCCGGTAACGGAAAGTAACGATTGTAGGGCAGGGGTCGCCTGAGCTCCGGTTACGCCGTATAGCTTGCCGATCTGATCTACATAATTAGATACAGCCGGAGCATCAAAGGCTAGCCCTAAATTCTTTACAGTATTTGTTAGGGCAAGAGTCTCGCGCTCGGCATCTGCAAAATCTTTAACAGCTGACTTAATAGCATAGCCAAGGGCAGCCCCACCAAATGCTACGCCAAAAGATGAGCCAAGAGATTTAACAGTTTTATTAAGTTTGTTAGTAGCTGTCTCGGCTTGCTTAAAGGCTGTCTTGCCTAAAAATTCTGCAATTATCTTAATATCTAAATTAGTACCGGCCATTATGCAACCTTCCTAACGCCACTAGTAGCAAAGCCTGAGGTCTTGGCCATAAAGAGATCGTTAGTTTTCATAATCGCACGTACTACAGCCTCGTTAGTTTTACCGTTATCGGCAGCCCAAGCTCGATAGATGAGGCGGCCTGTGGATTTACGAGAGAGCTGCCCACGTTGTCCGGCTATGCGAGGCTTAGCGTTTACTAACACGCCTGTGGCATTAGCAGCATCTATAAATTGCTGACCAGCTTTAGGGTTATTGCTCTTGCCGTAATTCTTGCCAGTTGAAGTTGTATAACGCTGTTCACCGACTCCGGTATCTTTACGAAAGGTAGGGATAACTACTTCTCGCATTTTGCCCTGAGGCCTACCCTGTCCCGGAGGTACGCGCCCAGCGGTCTCATAAATAGCACCGGCAGCATTAGCATTAACAATACGCACAGATGAGGCAAATCCGTTTTTGTTTATCTTAGATCTAGCTGTGCTAAGTCTTATGCCGTTACGAATAGTTGCAGCGTTATAAATAGGAAAATTACCGCCGTCTCTACCCCAATTAGATAACGGCGGAGTAGCAGGTACAAAGCCTCGAGCTGCATTTACAACGCTCTGTGTAGCTAGTGTTAAATCCTTTTTTAATTGCTTATCAAGATCCGGTGCATATTGTTTTAAGGCTTTGCGGAGTTCATCAACGCCGCTTAGTTCTATTGGCATCGCTTAACTCCTTACCTTCATCTTTGAGCCCCTGCACTAAAGCATCGAGCATTGTTTTATCTAGTTCTAGTAGCGCTTGAGGCGCGACCCCCAATCTGATACTTAGTCTCGCGATTAAGTACGTGAAAGGGAGATCGCGCTTCAGGCTAAAGGGTCGCTATCTAAGACCTCGACCGACTTTAGTGTTTCCACAAAGGCCTCGCCGAAAGGCTTAGGTGCTTCTCCTGCACGTTTTGTAATTTCCCAAGCCAAGTAATAAACCATAGATTGCTGCTCGAGCTCACGAAAGGCCTTATGAAAGCCTGTCTTGTAATAGCTCTCAAAGGCATATTCAATAGCCGGCGAAATTTCGCCGATTAGTTCGCTGCCATCATTACGTACGATCTTTAGCTTTGCCATGGTTGCCCCTTAGTTAGTTGTTTTTAGAAAGTACCAGTAGATGCGACTACTGTTTTTGAGTTACAGGTAAACGTCAAATCCATCATGCCTTCATCGGCAACAGCTCCGTTAATTGGAGTTAGGTTGTCTACCAAAAAAGTACCGGTGTACAAAACGTTTGTAGTAGATACAGCTGAGGTTGAGTCTTGAATAGCCTTAAACGCTACGGTCGTACCGTATGCAGCTTGCAAGGTAGCGAGGATTGCTCCGGCTGATCCTGCGGCAGCTGTGTCGTTAAGTAGTGTTACGGTAATTGTGTCAGCTGACAATCCAGTTACGAATTGATGAGAAGTGCTTCCCATTGCGGTGACTTCCAGCTGATCCGATTGCTGTGTAAGAGTAAAAGCGGTTACGTGGTCTGAAAAATCCACAGGTGTAGCGCCGACCTTGAAGCCGACTTTATTGTTTAGAAAAATCGCCACGATTTATTCCTCGTCTTTCTTGGCTGTTGTTTTTGTAGTTGTTGTTGGTGCTTCGATCTGACCTATCTTTATAAGAAAAGCCAGCTCCTCGGGTGTTAGGTCAGTCATTTTTAGCTCCAGCTCGTTAGTACGGATATAGAGAAATCGGCTGTAAGAAGCGATCCGCTTTGTACCTCAAGTACAGACGGAGCACTCATAGCGCCAATATTGAATTTGATCGATGAGGCTGCGAGCTTGTTAAACACAGCTACGGCCAAGGTCTCGATCCCTTGTAGATTGCCTTGATTATCAAACATAGGTACGGTCATGATGATACGAAAATTAGCAAGAGGCGAGATAGCCGCATAAGAGTTATTGCTTGGCGTGATGTAATTTTCTGCCGGACTTACGATCACGCTGTTAGCTGTGATTGTCGCCGGAGGGTAACTGTATGTATTCCAAGAGTTAGGCTCATCTAAAGCCGCTGCAATAGTAGCTCTGAGCGTTGTAATGGCCGCTGTCATTATCCGACCATGGTGTTCGGGTTTGTGTAGCCGGCGATAAGTCCGCGGATCTTGCCGATCATTGAGTTGCCCATACGGTAAGGGCTAGGGCTAAATCCATCGATCGATACGCCGCCGGTCTGTGAGACTTGGCGAGCTTGGAAAATATCTACGGCCAAGATCATGGCGGCCTCGCGCACACTCGGCGTAGTCGCGTAGGTGTTTGTCTTTGTGTCTGCTCCTACAGCTGAGCCGTAGGGGAGCACTCGCGTAAAGTTCGCGTTAGCAGCTGTCTTAGCAAATTGAATAAAGCTATAGCCGTTAGGGTAATTAGATAATCTATTATTAAAGGCTATGGATGGGAATTGAGTAGTGGTACCGGCTGACCATGGGATAGTGCCTGTAATTGTGTAGGTGCCGTTAAAGGTTGAGCCGCATCCACTCAAGGTTACAGAGTCGCCAGTACTAAAGATTGCAGGGTTAGCAACCATAACTGTAGCTACGTTATTTTGTAGAGCTGTGCCTACAATAGGGGCAGAGTCAAACCATAAAAACTGATTGAGTAAATCTTGTGCAGCTTGACAGCACGTTTCGACGATATCCGACGAATAAAGGTTCTCAATTCCTAAATTCGCACGAAGTTCGGCCTCGGTGACGTATGTAGCTGGCACTTATTTACTCCTTTACTTAATAAGGCCGGTAGGGCTCAAAGGGCTAAGAGCCCTACCGACTATTAGGGTTATTGCTTAGGTGAAGTTGTAACGGACAATTCCCTTAGGCATCTTGGCGATTGTTGCCATGTAGCCATAAATCGCTACCTGTACCTGTAGGTTGCTTACAACGTTTACAGACATGTATGCCTGTGGTGACTGATAAACAGTAAAGGCCTCAGGTGCAAGAATTACAGCTGAGTCATCTACAGTAGTAGTAGCTGCAAAGTTCTTATCAACATAAAGATCTAGGCCGAGTACGTTGCCTCGGATTGATCCCGGCTGAGTTAATCCGCCAGCGTTCATAGGTTGGCTTGACGAATAAATCGGTCTCCCGGTGGTATCCGTTGCGCCGAGCAATAATTGCCATTGGCTTCCATTAGCAATGTAGTTATTAGCAAAATAACCTGTAGCTTCGTAAACAAGACGAGCAGCTTCAGATGTGTAACCAATAATACCTGCAGATGTAGCGGCCTGTGCTGTTGTAGCAACCTGACCAGCTGTAATCAAAGCTGCTAATACTGTTGTATCAAGAGTCTTGAGGTAAGCATTTTGTAGCTGAGTAGTTAGCTCTGAGTAGAAATTTGGATCTGAGCGCTCTAGTAATTCTACAGAGATAGTATTCATACCTGAGTACTTATTGACTGTACCTGTTAGATATTCTGTAACCATACCTGTATTAGCAACGGCTCCGGCTTCTGCCTCGACTGTTACAACAGGTGCTACACCTGATT